AAGTGAACGAGAAGGTGCGTTAATAGTTGCTGCTGCTGAAGCCAATATATTATGTGAGAAAGCAATGCCACCTGTATTTCCTAATGTATTAATTGTAGTTCCAGTAGAACCTAAAAATAAGTTATTGTTATACGAACCCGCCTGTACTGAACTTGATGCCTGTGTATTTCCATTGATTGTCCAAGGACCTGTTCCTAACCACATATTGTTTCTCATTCTAGGATAAAATCCTCCCCCATTCAAAACAGATGCTGTAACAGTCGGTAAGAATCCTGAATCGTTTAAGAATATGTTACTATTCTCTAAATAATTTAATCTACCTGCTGCTGGTGCTGCAGGATTTGTAAATAAGTTAAAACTGCCACTCACTATTGTTGAACCGGCAGTATTGCTGTTTTTGAATAGGATATTAGCTAAATTCTGTGAACTTCCTGATATATGTGTTATAGATGATGCACCTGATGTAAAAGTATTTGCTGTAATCAATACACTACCTGAAATAGTTTCAATAGATGGTTTTTCAAATGTTACTCCACTACCACCACTAACAGTCACATTAAATGTAGATGCATCACCTTTAGTAAATGTAATTGTATTGCCTGATGCTGATGCAGTTACCAATGAAGATGCGGTAACAGATGAAGAAACAAATCCTAATCCGGTTATTTGTGCACTACCTGCTATTGTTCCTGCAGGTACACTTCCTCCACCGCCACCTGAGCCTGTATCAACAGTCAGATTAAATGTACTTCCATCACCCTTACTGAATGTAATTGTATTAAGAGATACGGATGCTGTAATTAGGAAACTGCCACTTTCCGTTTCAGTCACATAAGATGCGGTTGCCGCATTTAATGCATTGATACTAATCTGTTGAGATGCTGAACTTGCATTCAATTGTGATATAGATGAATCCGTAGAAGCAGTATATGAATTGAATGAAGCCGTACTCACAAAATTACCTGTACTGCCCGAAACATCAGGGATATTTACAGCAAATGTAGTAGCATCACCTTTTGTGAATGTTAAGTTTCTAGTACCATTATCAAAAGATGCTGTAATTAGGAAACTACCACTCTCACTCTCTGTAATCCAACTACCACTTTGAGAACCAATGTTTGTTAATTGTTGTTGAAGTGATGCTGTTACAGCCCCAAGTGTTGTATTCTTTGTTTCTTGTGATGCTGTAAATTGGTTTAATGCTAATATAGATGCCGCAGAGCCTGTTGGGTCTAATGCATTTATTCTAGAATCGAATGAAGCAGAGTCTGCTGAATATTGGGTTTGATTGACAGTTGAGTCAATCATATCCTGATTAAAGTTTCTTAATAATTCAGGTGTAATGTAGCCTGTATTATTATTAGGAAAACTATTATTATTTTCCGAAGTTAATGCGCTTTTAGATAATTGAGCCATATCTTTGATTTATTTTTATCCTAATATAATGTCGAATCCGTCAGAGAAACCATTAGAGAATGCACCACCTTTAGTTCTTGTTGCTGATTCAATCTGTCCAATACCCTGATTTTGTAAAAACCCCTGACAACACGCAACATCATAAGTATCTCTATCTAAACAAAGACATCCTCTTCTGCTATTCTTCGGCGATGAAAGACCTTTGGTAGGTCCTATATAATAGCCTGAATTATTTTCTCGGTTTACAGAATAACGAAGGTTTCCGTTTCTGCTATTTGACCATTTTCCCATTCGGTAATTCTTTTATACAATAAAAACAATGAGAAACCGAAATATAGTTATACTCTCATCTTCTTCATTGCTTCCTTATGTAAAAGGGTTTCCAACTCATTCTTATCTCCAATGTATGCAAGTAAGAGTAAACATTTCTCTAGCGGTTGGGCTGTAATAGTTTCAAACTTTGTAATATCTCCGGCTGCCAATTGGACAAGCGATGCATATCCTTTCCACTTCTTGCCAAAATTGACTTGATGTTCGGAGCTAATTCCTCTACCTTCAAAGAGTTCAGGGTAGCGTTCAGCAAGTCCATTGATAAATTGGTGAAAAAAAAAAGTGCTCCAAAGTGTACATCCATTCCTACATTTAGAAATTTATCTGGATGCATCTTACCATCATAGCCCTGTATTTGATATAATTCACCCTTCTTCTTTGTTACAGGTCTATATAGTATGGACATTATCTTTGCCCAATTCGTATCTATTGTAATCGTGTCCCATTGTGTAATATCAAGGTAAGCACCATATGGCATTTGTGATAGGTTAGGTTCAAATCCATATTCTACACCGTCAATCGTTATGAATCTTTGAAATGGTAATTCTGTATTTGATATGAAACTGCTTAATTCCGCTCTTAACATATTCATATCCTCTAAACTCAAACCCTTTATCCATTGTGGGTCTAAATCGCATAAGTGATGTAGAGTTAGTGTAGTAATTGCTTCCTCATCTCCTTCATAGTTTTTAATATCATCCATCAGTGCTAACCATTTCTTTAAAGTTACTGAAGAATAATCAGTAGGTATTTTAAGCGTTATTTCCATACATAAGTGTTTTAAGCATATTTGTTAATCTAGTATTTTTTCTTTCTTCGTTTTCCAATTTAGCATTCATTGCAATCATTTGTGCACGAAGTGTTTCATTCTGTTCTTGCAATTCTTTTGCGTATAATATAAGTTCTTTAATCTCATTTTCATTCCATGTCTGCATATCAGTATTTTATATTTCCTATTGTGATTGCATACTTACCTTTATTCTGTGCTTGCTGTGATAACTTCATCATACAACAATAACGGGCAGCATCTATTAAGTGGTCTAATCCTCCTTCGGGTACATCCGTTACATATCCGTATTTGTCCTGCGCATATTGATAAGAATACATTTCGTTTATTAGATTTTGTGATTTGGAATGTATAAAGATGTCATGGTTTTGCATTACACCTATTCCAAACTTAATACTATCTTTTCCTTTTACTACTGGCTTTATATTAAACCCACTACGATATATTTCCTCAATGAGACGTGGTTCAGCAGAATCTGCCCATATCTCTTCACTCTTTGTTATATCCAATTTATGCAAACGGTCTACTATATCCTTTGTAACCATTCCCTTCTCATAAATTAATTCTTCTAAATATATTCTGTTGCCACTCTTATACACTGCTACCAATGCTGTAGGGTCCTGACTAAATCCAAAGTCTATTCCAAATCCAACGAAGTCCGCATCGAAAGCATCACAAATGGTAAATCGGAATATTGCTTTATCATTAGGAGCAAACTCTCCCTTACCATATATCAACCAATACTTTGGATTCTTTGTTTCTAATTCTTCAATTGCTGCCACCATTTCCTTTGGTAAGAATGTATTATCCTTATATGTTGTAATGTATCTTTCACAATCTTGCATTTGCCTTAACCAATGGTATGGCGATACAGTTGGGTTGTATGCTAATATGATTCTGCCTGTAGTTCTAATGCTTAACTGAAAATAACTTTCTTCATCTATCTCGGATGCTTCATCAATAAAGAGGATGACCGATTTGATACCACGCAGTTTCTCTGCAACATCAGTACTAATAAACTGAATGTTAGAATTATAATAAGTCCATATCCTATCCGTACCATTGTAATCGTTTTCATTCCAAATCTCCAAGCTTTTTAATATATCAACGAAATCCTTTATGACAGTACGTTTGAGTGATGGTATTGTTTTTCTTACAACTGTCACATTTAGTCCATCATTCGAAATCATTTGCACTAATAACCATTGTAGGATTGCATATGTTTTACCACTTCTCGTACCTCCAATATGTTGTGTAACCCTGCTTTTAGCATTCTCTATGTGCCCGTATGTTATTGTTGTTTGTATATCAATCTTTGATGGCATCTTTTGATTGTGTTATTTGAACTGATATTTGTTGTATCTTCTGTTCTATTTCTGCTTTCATTTCAGTTCTGCTCAATTTAGGAAGTGTATACTCCATTAGTTTTAGAGCCAGTTCAATTGCTTTCTCCGGGTCTTTCTTTTTTATTTCTGCTAAATCATTTGACAGAGTGTCCAGCGTATTATTCACAGCACGTGCAAGTGTTAGCTTCATTTGCTCTGTACTTCTATTAACTGCTCCAACAGGTCTTCCAGCTTTATTTATTCTACTATCACCTTTTACGAATGGCATTGTATTCAATTGTATTTAACTATATTAAAAACCATATGGTTCGATTTTGTATTAAACCCCTACATACATTGCCCAAAGTATTAATAAGCAAATGCTGAAGAGATATACCCCCAATAAAACGATTTCTTCCTTATTCTTCTGATACCAATTCATATCCATACATTTTTATTAAATTATCATCCTTGTCAAAAATTAGGAGAGTGCCTCTATACTTATCTCCTTGCAATACGATTTGTTTATCTCTTATCCAACGCCATGGAAAAGTGAAGTGTACCAATCCGTAATGTAAGTTCATATCATTCATA